CTCGGGCTAAAGACTGATATGGCTTTCTTACTATCTCGCCTACTTCATCGCCTTTCTTTTGGCATACGACCCATACATTACTACGCTTACCTAGTGTGCCTTCGGCTAGGATCTGTTTGTATACAGCGTTTGGTTTGAGGGTGATTGATTTCATAGTAATTCTCCTTTGTAAAGGTTAACGACAGATTGGACTTGCTTGGTTGATAACTTGAGAGAGCGGGCAATCGCTAGGATTGTGTAGCCTTCCCAATACATTAGTGCTACCTCTTCTACTAATCGCTTCATGCCTGACATGGTTAGTCCTCCTTGATTGCTTGTGCTATGCCCTGCCATGTTTGCTTGGATATGATGGAGTTGCCCCAATCACTATCGTCTGCTAACACATCATTGGCGTAGCGGGTTATTGCTTCTAGGATAAAAGCCTCTGCCAAAGGCTCGTGGTTGAACTGCTTGATGATGGCTTTGATTTGCTTCATTCGTATTTCCCTTGTTTGTAGGTGTTGCGGTTAAAGGTCATAAACACCTCGCCCATAGTGATGGGCTTGTGGTAGTCAGGTTTGGGTTTGGTATCGGACAGAATCCTGTCCCGTTGTTGCCTGACCATTTGGTGCATGGCTAGTTGTTGCGCTTTGGTTAAGTGCATGGTTACTCCTTGATTAGACAGAAAATTAAACTGCGATGAAGCCTCGTTGCCACGCTTACTTGATAATCCGCATGAACTTGGCTTGCTCGGCTTTACTCAACTGTTCGAACAACTCTACTACCTTATCAACTGTTACCTTGACTTGCTTAAACGATGTGGGCTTATCTTCAGGGCGAATGATGTGGTAGAGGAACTGAGCACTTGCTCGCTTGACGGCTGGCTGGCGTTGATCTATCTTGGCTAACTTGCGATCCCCTGCAACCCTCTCATCACGAGTTTGGGACAGAATCCTGTCCGCTTCCTTACTACTCACCTTCAAATTACCCATAAGATACTGTTGCAACCATTCGTATCTCCACACCTTCTGAGCTTCTTTATCCTCCTTGATGTATTGCTCATGCCACACTTGGCTTTCCTCGATAGCTATACGACCTTGCTGTCCTAAGCCAAAAGCGAATTGGTCATAAGTGATAGCTGTTCCCTTTGATGCATTGATGTATGTTGTTGCCATGATGTGTAACTCCTTCTTTGATTTAGATAAACAAAAAGCCAAGCGGTTAGGCTTGGCTCTGAACACCGAACCATTCCTGATCCGATACCTCTATTATAACAGACAGGCTTTGTGGCTTGGCGGTTTGGCTATATGGCGACCCCACTAGGGGGGTATCAGCCCTGTTGGAGGGAGTGGTGACATGGTCACTAGATCATTGTTCCTTAGCCGCACAGCTAAAAAATGTCAAATTTTGTATAAAATCAACGGCTTACAGCAAAATTTTATTAAAAATTCATGCACTTTCATGTCAAATATTTGACCAAACATGTGACATCCCCAGTTTCCCAGTTTTTTTTTTGCGCTAGCCGGCTAGCGAAAATGATACCTACAGGCATAAAACATCTATACATATTGATACCCATATGTATAAAAAACTCCAAAAAATATACATGTCAAATGTTGCAGTGCAACAAAATGTGTAATAAACTACACAAACCGGGAAAAATGTTTCCCACAATTTACAAAGGACCTACCATGTACGATTTTTTTAAACCGATTGAGCTTAGCAAAACTTATCAGCAAACCGAAAAAGCAGTTAAAGACGCATACCACTTTTGGCTAGACGTTACGATTGACACAATCAAGATGCTAAAAGCTAAGTAAAAAAAACCCCCGGGCGTTTTAAGTCCGGGGGCCAAACCATCACAACAAAGGAGATTTGCGCATAGCTCAAACGAAGGAGGAAAAGCCACACGCAAAAGAATAGTAACATAAAAAACAAAAACGTTGTATACTTCCAACATTCGCTCACCCCAGCGCAACCCAGGAGGTAGTTAGTTTGCTTTTAGAGCATTTGGTCTCAGCCTCAGCTGCAGATTTTGTCCCAGACATCGAGTCTGGTGTGGACAACTTTACCCCCTTAGAAAAGCTAGACGCCCCCCAAACCCTTGGCGCCCAAAAGCAAACGGTAGATTGGTTAAACCAGTTCTCTTCCGAAGAGGACGAGCAAGAAATACTAACAAACGCTCAAGAACAACAAGTGGCCAACGCATTCGCGGCCCTAACTACTAATTCCCCAGACGCAAAGAACCAACTACTTAATCTACAAGTCCCAGAAGAAATCGTCAGTGCCGTTGCTATGGTTAGCGGGTACCAGTGGGAGTTTGTAAAGCAAGCCAATGAGCTTCGCAGCATGTCAGTGGCCAAAATAGTAAAAGAAACGGAGCACCCCGATGCTCGCATCCGCTTAAAAGCCTTAGAGTTGCTGGGTAAGGTAACGGAAGTAGCCTTGTTTACCGAACGCGTAGAAGTAAACCAAAAAGAAATAAGCAATGAGGAACTCGAAAAGCGCATTAGAGAGAAGCTGTCCAAGTACATGGGCAAGGTTGACGTCATTGACGTAGATGAAATTGTTGAAACTAAGGTTGTTGCAGAAAAACAACACTACAAAGACGAATGATTCTAGACTTTTTATCCCCAGAAGAGGCTCTTGCCGCGCAATTAGCGCTAAAAGACATGAGTGTTGAGGAAAAAATGCTGTTCCTTGCAGATTTAGAAGAGCAAGAACACCGTGTGCACTTGCATGGTGCGCAAAATAAGCCATTAGAGTTTGCTAAAGCGGTCTATCCGGGTTTCAAAGTCGGTCCGCAGCACCGCAAACTAGCTAAAATCTTCCAGGATGTAGTCGAGGGTCGAAAAAAGCGCGTAATTATTAATATTGCACCACGTATGGGCAAGTCCGAGTTTTCGTCCTACCTGTTTCCGGCATACTTTCTAGGTCAATACCCCGAGAAGAAAATCATTATGGCCACGCATACCGCGGGGCTCTCGGAAGACTTTGGACGGAGAGTGAGGAACTTAATTGACTCAGATGATTACAAAAGCGTTTTCCCCAACACAGTCGTTGCCGACGACCAAAAGGCTGCGGGTAAGTGGAGCACATCTGCTGGCGGGCAGTATTATGCTGCTGGTGTCGGGGGTGCCTTGGCAGGACGAGGCGCTGACTTGTTTGTTATTGATGACCCTCATTCTGAACAGGACATGAAAGCAAATTCAAGGCTAGCGTTTGATAACGCCTGGTCTTGGTTTCAAACCGGTCCACTACAACGTTTAATGCCGGGGGGTGCGATCATAGTAATTATGACGCGCTGGAGTTTGCTTGATTTAACTGGGCGGATCATTGACTACAACATAAAAAACCCGCACACGACTCCGTGGGAGATTGTAGAGCTGCCCGCTATCCTTAACGAAGATACAGACGCAGAAAAATCCCTTTGGCCAGAACAATGGCCCCTCGAAACACTGAAAGCTACAAAGGCAGTACTAGATCCTCGTTATTGGAATGCCCAGTATATGCAGAACCCGACTAGCGATATGAGCGCTGTTGTTGGAAGAAAAGACTGGATGATATGGGAAAAAGATGACCCGCCTACTGTAGAGTATATTATTCAAAGCTGGGATACGGCGTTTGAAACTAAGACAACATCTGACTACTCCGCATGTACAACGTGGGGGGTTTGGTATAACGAGGAGGATGGGAACTCACCCAATTTAATCTTACTCGACGCCTTTAAAGACCGAATGGCATTTCCAGAACTTAAACAAGTAGCATTAAAGCACTACAAGGAATGGAAGCCCGATGCGTTTATTGTGGAGAAAAAAGCTTCAGGTGCCCCATTGATCCAGGAACTTAGGATGATGGGGATACCAGTGCAGGAGACCAACCCTTCCCGTGGAAATGATAAGATGGTTCGCTTGAATGCCGTAGCTGATCTTTTTACTAGCGGGAAGGTTTGGGCGCCCGATAGGCGGTGGGCCCGGGATGTAATAGAAGAATTGGCATCGTTCCCAGTTGGCGAGCACGACGACTTTGTGGATACGACAACCCAAGCGCTATTGCGCTACCGTCAAGGTGGGTTCATTAGTTTGGACACCGACGAGAAAGATGATTTGCAGTACAAGTACAGACGGAAGGCGGCATACTACTAATGTTTAAATTCATAAAGCGGTGGTGGAAAGTTAAAAAAATGTCCCGCGCTATCTGGCGTCAGGTTAAAATCGAGCAAACTTGTAATTTTATGTATGTAGCTGAACCTGTTGAGCGCGTACACGAGTGCTTAAAAGAATTTGGGCTTACGGATAAAGATATGCAGGCAAAATGTATGTCGTCTTTACCACCAGCGCGAAACAATAATGTAATTAAGGAAGACATAACATGCCAGTAGATAAAGGTTTATACCAAGCGCCGAAAGGCCTAGAGCAACTGACTCAAAACGAGCCAGACATTGAGATTGAAATTGAAGACCCAGAAGCGGTTCATATTAACGGCGATGGCTTTGAGCTAGATATCGAAAAAATGGACGAAGTTGACGGTAGCGAAGAGTTCAATATGAACTTAGCCGAAGAACTTGATGCTGGCGCCCTTGAAACGATTGCCGGTGATCTGGCCTCTGACA